TGCGCTTCTTCACCTCCACCCTCCCCGAAAAGTGGGACGAGATCCGCGACACCGTCACCGACAACTTCCAGATCATCGACCCGGGAAAATTCCGGCTCGTCGGGTAGACCGGGTATAACACCATTTTGGGGCAGGGCTGGCGCAGCGCGGGCGAAGAGCTGGACGAGCACGAGCTCGCCGGCCGCGCCGGTCCCTTCGGCCTCTCGGCCCTGCCCGATGAGGTGCTCGCCATCACGGCCGGCGCCGACGTGCAGCACGACCGCGTCGAGGTTACGTTCGTGGGCTGGTCGCAGGAGGAAACCGCCTTCGTGCTCGGGCACACCGTCGTCTGGGGCAGCTACGACGAAGACTCGACCTGGGCGGAAGTCGACGAGGTGCTAAAGACGCGCTGGAAGCACCCGCTGGGCGGTGCGCTTGGGCTCGACGCGACCGTGATCGACGCCGGGGATGGCTCGACCATGGAGACCGTCCTTAGCTTCTGCGCGCCACGCTCTGGCCGCAAGGTGCTCGCCGGCAAGGGCGTTGCCGGAACGCGGCCATTCATCGAACCATCGAGGAACAAGGCGGGGCGGGCGCGCCTGTGGCTCGTGGGCGTCGACGGTATTAAAGCCGCCATCGTCTCGCGGCTGGCGCGGGGCGCCACGATCCGATTCTCGGCCGACCTCCCGCCGGTTTGGTACGAGCAGCTCGCCAGCGAGCGGCTGGTGACGAGGTATACTCGAGGGCAGCCTCAGCGGCGGTTCGAGCGGGTGCCCGGCCGCCGGGCCGAGGCGCTCGACTGCACGGTCTACGCCTTCGCGGCGCGCCAGGTGGTGAACGTGCAGTGGGCGAGCCGGGCCGATGCCCTGCGGCGCGGGATGGAGGACGCGCGGCCGAAGCCGCAGGGCGTTATTCGCTCCGCCTGGATGGAGCGTTAGTCGTCGTCCAACTTCTCGTTCAGCTCGATCTGAAGAAGCTTTTCGCCTCGCCATTTGAATCTATAGAAGATAAGTTCCCGGCCCTCCATCGTGGAGCCGAAGGTAAAAACAACGTCGTCGGCCAAGCCTTCAATCGCTTCCCTCATGTCGCCGACCGTCAAAGGTCCGCCACCCCCAGTTCTCATCCTTCTGTTGTCTCCCTGTTGCTGAGGCGAACACCGGGACCGCCCCCGTTCTCCGCGATGAACTCGACGCCGGCCGTCTCGAGGGCGGAGCGGATGGCGGCGATCGCGTCCTCGGAGACGATGCGCCGACTCTTTTCGAAGTCTACCACGGTCGACAGCCCCAAACCGGCCGCGGTCGCGAGCGCCGGCTGCGTCATTTCGAGGAGGGCTCTAGCGGCCCGACACTGGCCTGGCGTCATGTGCAACATTTTCTGTTGATTTGCTCTCGTCTGTAGCGTACCAACATAAACTGTTGATAGCAACATCGCCGAGGGAGAATCCCATGACCACAACCGCCACCCCGGCGGCCGGAGAAGGCTTGCCGCGCATCCAAGTGCCGACTGTGGAACGATTGCTCCCGCCCGCCGACCATCTCGCCGCCTTGCGGCGCGAGCTGGATGACGTTCGCGGCGCGATGGTCATGATCGAGGATAAGATCTGCCGGGGTGGTACTGTCGAGCTGATCGGTTCCGCCGCCGCAACGCGGATCACCCGGCTTCACCTGGAGCGGATCATCGACGAGCTCTTCGTGATAGAGGAGGAGAGCCATGGCTGAGTCCGTCATTATTACCCGCCGTCGGTTGCTGAAACTGGCTCCTGCCGTCGGGCTGACCTCGGTGGTGCCTGTCGCGGCATTGACCGTCGTGGAGAGCAACCGGGAGCGCATCCTGCGGCTGGCGGACGAGTTGGTGTCCGCGGTGGAAGCGGAGTTCGGCGAATTCGATGCGGGCGGGGCGGCATATCCGCGAAACTACAAGCTCGTGAGGACGACCGCGGCGGTGCTCGGCCTACTGCCTGCTGCCTGAGCATGCTCGGCGGCCGAGGGGAGGTGAATGTCGAAGCCGCCGCCGGGCCGGTCCCGTCGCACCATAGTGTATTGACATAATACACTAAGTCAGGCTCTATGCCCTTGAGCTTAATCGGAGGCGCGCGCGATGGCATCGGACATCATGAGGGAAACCTACAAGACGGCCGAGATTGCGGCTGCCTTAGAGCACGGAAACTTCACGGTTTTCCGCCGCAATCTCAACTCGGACAAGTTGAACGTCCTGCCCCCGTTCGCGGACGCCGGGCGGGGCGAGTACTGCTACGCGCAGATTGCCGAGATGGCGATCCACCTTGCCGCAGCGTCGACCCACACCCGCGAAGTCGCGCACATGGTGACGTGGGGCATCCTCGACACCTTGCACAGGAAGGCCGCGAGCACGCCGGAGTATCGGGAGGCAATCTTCGCGTTCATGGCGCGACAGGATGAGCTGGAGCCGCTCCAGCATTGCCCGGCGGGGCTGTATCCGCTGATGCTGGCGCCGGAGATGTTCTTCGGCGAGGGCCTCATCTCGCGCGACCCCGAGAACCGGACGTGGGCGCTCTACAGCATTTCCGGCGCCTCCGCCGGAATGATGTCCCGGATCAAGTTCATGCAGGAGGATGGCGAGCAACCGCTTTCACTGAAGGACGTGCGCAAGGCGGCGTATCATCTCGCCACGTCGAGCGCATCCGACGAGCGGACCCGGTATCACTTCGGGGAAGCCGCCACCCGCCCTTACCTGCTGGACCTCACGGGCATCTTCACCCGGTTCGAAGACATCCTGCGCTTTCGGCTGGAAGCCCGCACGGCCGGGCGCCGCTAGGAGACGGCTGAGGATGGGTCTTTCCGCCGCCCTCCGCAGCCTGGCCGCCCGCGCCGGATGGCCTCGTGCTCCGCTGAGCATCCGGAGCTACGAGGGCGCGGGCGGCACCACTCGCTGGCCGGATGCACCGGCCGCCTGGCCGAACAACGCGGCGGCGCTCGCCGCGGCCGGCCCGCTACGGGTCCGCGCCCGGCACGCGGCGGCGAACAACCCGCTGATAGCCCGTGGCGTCGAGACGCTGACGACCTCGATCGTCGGCACGGGCATCAAGCCGCAGTCGATCCTCGAAGATGCCCGGCACAAGGCGGCGTTCGGTGCCGCCTTCGAGCGCTGGACCGACACGGCAGACGCCGACCTCCTCGGCGACTTCTACGCGTTCACCGAAAGCATGGTGCGAGCCATGATCATCGACGGCGAGGCCGTGGCACTCATGAGCACCGATCCGGAGACGGGCGCCCTGGTGCTCCGCCAGATCGCAGCGGAGCAGCTCGACGCCAGCGTGACGCGGGAGCTACCGGGCGGCGGCCGTGTCGTGGCCGGGGTCGAGTTCGACGACATCGGCCGGCGCACGGCCTACCACATCCTTCCCGACGCGCTCGACCTGCCCATGGCGACAGCCCTAACGCCGGTGCGGTTCGACGCGGCGAACGTAATCCACCTCTTCCGCCGGGACTTCCCCGGCAAGGTACGCGGCGTCTCAGGGCTCGGCCCGATTCTTCTCGCGGCCCGCGAGCTCGACAAGGCGATGGACGCTCACCTGACGCGCATCGCTGTTTCGGCGTTGTTCGTGGCATTCGTAACCGACGCGGCGGGCGGTTCGGCTGGCTTCGACGAGGTGTCGACGAACAAAAACCTGGAAGGCGGCTTGGCGCCGGGCACGATCAAAATCCTCGACCCCGGCCAGAGCATGCAGTTCGCCGAGCCGAACGGCCCCGGCGCGGACACCGTGACCTTCATGGAGCTGCAACAGCGCGCCATCGCGGCGGGCTTGGGCGTCACGGCCGAGCAGCTGACCGGCGATTATTCGAAGACGAACTACTCCGCCTCGCGCGCCTCGCTGATCGAGTTCCGCCGGCGAATTGAGGCAATCCAGTACAACACCGTCGTCTTCCAGTTCTGCCGGCCGGTCTGGCGCCGCTGGGCAACGCTGGAAATCCTCTCCGGCCGCCTGGACGCGCCGGGCTTCGCAGCCGATCCGGAACCGTATCTCACGGCACGCTGGGTCACGCCGGGCTGGGCCTGGGTAGACCCAGCGAAGGAAGTCGCCGCGCACCGCGAGGCTGTCGAGGCGGGCTTCGCGTCCCGTCGGGAGATCGTCGCCGGCCGCGGGCTCGACATCGAGGAGCTGGACCGGGAGCGCGCCGCAGATGCTGCGCGGCCTGGAGCGCCGCAGGCGGCGCGCCCGACCCCTGCGCCCGTCGAAGAGATCGAAGAGGGGGACGAATGACGCGCATGATCTACACCCGGCGCGCCGGCTTCCGGCCGGCTTCTCTGGACCGGACGAGCCGGACCTTCGAGGCGGTAGCGTCGACCGGCGCCGATGTGCGGCGCCAGGACGCTCGGGGAACCTTCCTGGAGCGGATCAACCTCTCGGCCCTCAATCCCGCCTCGCTCGTCGGCACGACGGTTCTGGACGCCCACCGGCAGGGCTCGCACCGGGACGCGGTCGGCGTGATCGAGGCGGCGCGGATGGATGGCGGCTCCCTCGTCGTCACCATCAAGACGGCGCGCGGCGCCGAGGGCGACGCCATCCTCGATCGTGTCGAAGACGGCATCTTGCGAGGCGTCTCGATCGGCTACACGGCCGCGAAGACGAGCGAGACCCGCGATGCGGGCGGCCAGCGGGTCCGCACTGTTCAACCTGAAATCCGGGAAATCTCGCTTGTCCCGGTCCCGGCAGACCCGGGCGCAGTCGTGAGAGGCACCATGGAAAACGAAGAGACGACGATCGAGGATCGCCGGGACGAGATCGAGACCCGGGCGCAGACCAACCGGGAAATCCGCAGCATCGCCAGCGTGGCGGGCCTGAGCCGCGAATGGGCAGACGGCCAGATCGACGGCGCGGCGACGGTCGACGCGGCCCGCGCTGCGGCCTTCGAGGCCATGCGCACCCGCCCGGCGACGGTGCGCACGGCGACCACGCGGAACGACGATTCGCGCGCCTTCATCGAACGCCGGGGCGAGGCGCTCTATGCACGCGCGAACCCGGCGCACGAGCTGGCCGAGGCGGCGCGCCAGTACGCCAACGACTCGACGGTCGACATCGCCCGTGATTGCCTTCAGCGCGCCGGGCACCCGATCACCGGGCTCTCGGCCGCCGAGCTGACGACGCGCGCCCTGCACACCACGTCGGACTTCCCGGCGATCCTCGGCGACACGGTGAACCGGACGCTGCGCGCGGCCTATCGGGCGGCGCCCTCAGGGCTGAAGCGGGCGGCGCGGCAGACAACGGCGCGGGACTTCCGGGCGAAGAGCCGGGTTCAGCTCGGCGAGGCGCCGACGCTGGAGCGGGTGCTGGAGTCGGGCGAGTACAAGCGTGGCACGCTGGCCGAGGCGAAGACGAGCTACAAGATCGGCACCTTCGGCGTGATCACCGGCTGGGCGCGCCAGGCGTGGGTGAACGACGACCTTGGCGCCTTCGCCGGCGTCACGTCGAGGATGGGCACCGCGGCCGCAGCGTTCGAGGCGAAGACGCTGGTGCAGCTCCTCGAGGCGAACCCCGGCATGGACGACGGCAAGGCGCTCTTCCATGCTGATCACGGCAACCTCGCCGCCAGCGGCGGCGCGCTCGCCGAGGGCACCCTCAGCGCCGCCCGGCTCGCGATGCGCAAGCAGACGGGCCTCAGCGGCGAGCGGATCGACGTGACGCCGGCCAGCCTGGTGGTGCCGCCGGAGCTGGAGACCACGGCGGAGAAGCTCCTCAGCGCGGTGCAGGCGGCGAAGACGGGCGACGTGAACCCCTTCTCCACCCTCGGCCTGATCGTCGAGCCGCGGCTCGCCAGCGCGACGGCATGGTACGTCGTCGCCGATACCGCGACGATCGACGGCCTCGAATACGCCTACCTCGAAGGCGCGCCCGGTCCCCAGATCGAGACCCGGCAGGGCTTCGATGTGGACGGGCTGGAGATCAAGATCAGGCTCGATTTCGGGGCCGGCTTCGTCGACTGGCGCGGCTGGTACAAGAACGCGGGGGCCTGATCCGATGGACCTCGCCGAACTCAAGGCGGCGCGTGACAATCTGAAGCGGGCTCGTGCCGCCGGCATCCGCTCCGTCGCCTTTGGCGAGGACAGGGTCGAGTACGCCAGCGATCGGGAGATGGCAGCCGTGCTGGCCGCCATCGAGGCAGACATTGCGCGGCTCGAAGGCGGGCCGCGCTCCACCTTCATCCGCATCAACGCCACGAAAGGGGCTTGACCATGAAGAACTATGTGCAGCCGGGCAACATGCTCGACCTTACCGCGCCCTCCGGGGGCGTCACCTCGGGCCAGGGCATCCTTATCGGAGCGCTCTTCGGCGTTGCCGCGACGGCCGCGGCCGAGGGCGACAAGGTGGCGGTTTCGGTCGAGGGCGTCTATGAGCTGCCGAAGGTGACGGGCTCCAGCCTCTCCGAAGGCGCGGCGGCCTACTGGACGCCGGGCGGCAAAGTCTCCGGCACGGCCTCCGGCAACACCGCGATCGGCCACGTGACCGAGGCGGCTGGCGCCGAGGCAACGCTCGTGCGGGTCCGGATCAGCAACTGATGGACCCGGCGCCGCTCCGCCTTCTGACGCTCGAGGAGGCCGCTCCGGCCTTGCACGCGACCGTCACGGTTTCGACGCTGCGGGCGGCGATCCGGGACGGTCGCCTGCCGAGACGGAAGATCGGGCGGCGCTACTACCTCACCCCCGCCGAGCTCGAGGAGTTCTGCACATGCCTCGCCGGCGCAAGCCCGCCCGCCTCTACTTCCGAGCCGACGAACACCAATGGATCATCCGCGACGGCCCCCGCCAGGTCCGGACGGGATATGGCCTTGGCGAGCGTCGAGAGGCTGAAGCAGCACTCGCGAACTACCTCGCAAGCCGCGAGCCTCCCGCCCGCCGCGGTCCGGCCCATCCGAGCGAGCTGACGGTGGGCGAGGTGCTGGCGCGCTACGCGGAAGATCGCGGCTCCACGATGGGGGCCACGGCGACGCTGGCGTATTCGATCGCGGCGCTCGCGCCATTCTGGGGCAACCTGACCTGCGACGCGGTGAAGGGCTCGACCTCCCGGGCCTATGAGCGCGACCGGGCGAAGCCGCGGCAGGGGAAGGATGGGCGCGTGCGAACCGCAAGCGCGGCGACTGCCCGGCGCGAGCTGGGCGTGCTGCAGGCGGCACTCAACCATGCGCACGCCGAGGGCCTGCTCGTGCATCCGATCAAGGTGACGCTGCCGAAGCCGGGCGAGGCGCGCGACCGATGGCTCACGCGCTCCTAGGCGGCGAAGCTCCTGCGTCACGCCGCGCCGCACGTTCGGCGCTTCATCCTGCTTTCTCTCTATACGGGACGCCGCGCCTCGGCGGTGCTCGACCTGACGTGGCCGCGCGTCGACCTCGACCACGGCTTGATTCGGTTCCGCGCCGAGGGTGAGGCCGAGACGAACAAGCGGCGCGGACGGGTCCGCATTCCGCGCCAGCTCGCGGCGCATCTGGGGCGCTGGCGTCGCAAGTCGGCCGGAACGCACGTCGTCATGTTCCGCGGCGATCGGCTCGCCAGCATCAAGCACGGCATCGCGCGCGCCGCCGAGCGCGCCGGCCTCGACGAGGTGACGCCGCACGTCCTGAAGCACACGGCGATCACCTGGGCGGTCATGAACGGCGCTGGCGTCGAGGATGCGGCCGAGTTCTTCGACACGTCGCCGGAGACGATCCGCAAGCACTACTGGCACCACAGCCCGCACCATCAGGAGCGGGCGCTCGAAATCGTGGAGCGGCGGCGATGATGGTCATATCTGTGCGGATAACTGTGCGGGCGACTGAAAGAAAACCCGATAAGTTATGGTGCTGCCGGAGAGATTTGAACTCTCGGCCTCTCCCTTACCAAGGGAGTGCTCTACCCCTGAGCTACGGCAGCGAATCCCGATGCCGGGCCTCATAGCCGAGCGGGCGGGCGGCTTC